TTTCACACCCATGCAGAGATCATCATTTCTTTATTCTACTAGTAACAAAACGTTATTAGAGTACACAGTACTCTTCTTACGCGACTAAGCAAAACTTTATATATGACAACCATGTCAATTATCGGGTTTTACCCCGTTAATTGTTACTTATCTATATAAAGTTTTTTGACTTATCTCACGTACTTAGAGTGCACATTTTGTGCACCTCTTCTAACGTTTTGCAAAACTCTTGTAGTTTAAAGATTTGTGATCTCAACTCACTTTTCTCTATTTAGTATTTAATCTTACCGATTATCTATCGTACTATCTTATTATTCAATAGCTAGATAAATTTTTAGGTATAAAATTTAATTCTAACAGATCAAGCTATGATCTCGTTATTATTTGTCCAATTTTATTATACAGGTGAACCCCTGTATTTCCTTGATTCTTTTATTAGAATCTTAAACCCCCTTATTGCTGTCCACTAATCAAATAGAAGCAATTTAAATGTCTATTCCGATTTAATGATTATAATCAATAATCTTAAGCCTTCATTTACATGCAATGAAGCACCTAGGTTCCGGTGTCCGTATCTCCAAAAGTGTGACCTTAAATTCACTTGAATACGTTAACAATGTACTCGTCTTCTGACAGTACGGGAGGGGGAAGTAATTTTCCTCGTTCCATGAGCCAATGCTCAGAAATGAAGTCTTCTGATGTCACCATCACAAGCAGCGCTTCGGTCAATAGCGTCAAGACCACTTCTGTTGTAAATTCATTGAATTCGTCAATGTCTCAATTCAACACAGTTCCCGTTCTGAACCAGAATAACGCGGAGGCTCACCAAGCCAAACAGGTTACCGATAACTCAACTTCTTTTACTCAGCAATCAGAAGTTTACTTTGAATCCAAATTTTCCAAATCTCAAACATATGATCGTAAAAAATCATCTAAAAAGATCGAAAAAACTAAACTTACCAATTCTAAGAAACATAAGAAACAACAAGAACTTGATAAAATTAAAAAATCTAAAGTAATTTATGAACATCAATCTCTTGTGGAACATCTTTATCCTTCATCTATCATTGATCAAGCGAAAACTACGCTTATTAACATGAAAATGGATGGAAATGTTTCACTATTACTTGAGGTATTAGAAATTTTAGGCGCTTTGTCTATTTCTTTACCCATGTGCACTACCCCTACACAAGTTGCGTCTCAACTTGTTCTTTCTATTAGGGCTATGACAAAAGGTTCAATTACCGAATCTATTTTTAACTGCTCTCAAACTATTGAGTGGTGCAAAGATATTTTTGGATACAATATTTTTGAACCTCAATCTGGATTAGGAGACGGAGCTTCTTGGCTCTCATCTCTTCCCAATCTTCAAGAAAATTGGGATGCCGTTCGCGGTGCTCCAGTTTTCGAAAAAATTTCCAATGTCATTTCATTAGCCGCTTCTATCGGTTTATGTAGTGTCACTAATCTTTCATGGTCTGTGAAAGGTATTGAAATCTTTCGTGCTGGTAATATGCGTAAGCATGCCAGTGCTATGGATCTCTTTGGAGCCGTTCTTGACACAGTTGTTCTCTTTATTGAAGGAGGATACGAATGTTTTAAGGAAGGTTCTTTTCGTCCTCTTTTATTTTCTTCTGATGAAGGTCGTAAATTTGATTCAATGTATTTTACTTTGATCGAATTGCACGAACATGCTATGGTATTTAATTTACATACTAAGCCTATCGAATATAATGGTGAAACTAGACCAATTACTGATCTTGAATATGGTTCTATGGTTGATGAAGCCATTGAACTTGCCACTAGTGCTTATAAATCTGCTAAAGGCACTTGGCAACAAGGTATTCTTGAAAAACGTCTTACAGTGTTAAGACAAAATCGTGCAGCTTATGCTGCCAAACGTATTGATGGATCAATGCGATATGCTCCTTATTCTGTTTTTATTTGGGGTGAATCTAGTGTTGGAAAATCTACTATTGCACAAGTTCTCATGAGTGATTGCTTGAGTGCAGCAGGAGCTAATCCTTCATCCAAAAATACAGCCATTTTGAAAGAAACTGACAAATTTGATTCCTCATTGAAAGGAGATACCGAAGGTATTTTTCTTGATGATATGGGTAATACAAAGAAAGATTTTCTTGATAAATCTCCCACTGAGCGTCTTATTGATATCAACAACAATATGATTACTTATGCCAATAAGGCCGATCTCCATGAGAAAGGTAAAATTGAAATTCGTCCTCGTGTTTTAGTTGTTACCAGTAACGCTTATCTTAGTACCCATGCTACTTTGGGTTCTATTCATCCTTTCTCTATTGTCCGTCGTTGTGATTTACACATTGAAGTTATAGTCAAACCAGAATTTGCTACCATTGATGGTAGATTAGATTCAAAGAAGGTTATGTCTACTTTTCAAGGTGAATCTCTTGTCAATGACGTTTGGGATTTGAATTGTCATTTTCCTTGTCATAAAGATAAGGGAGGTGATAATCATCATCTTATTTCTGCTACTGGAAATGGTCATAAACCAACACCTTTGTCTATTAATGATACTTTACGTATCGCGACTACTAAGTGTATTGAACATTTCAAAATTCAGCGTTTAATTGTTGAGAAAGGCGAGGGTCTAGTTGCCTCTCGTAATTATTGTACTGAATGTCGAGTATGTTCTGATTTATGTGAATGCGCTGTTAAGCAATCACGTATTTCTGAAACTTTTGAACATCTTCAGAGTCAAATGATTCAAGTTCCTTCTTATTTGATGGGCACTATTTCTTGTGTCCCGGAAAAAATTGTTACTAATTCATTTGTTCAAAAATGTTATATGTTTTATCATGGACGTAATTTTATTGATCTCGAATGTTCTACACGTCGTGATCTTAGTCTTATTTATTTGTCCATTTGTGCTCTTCTATTTGTATCATGCAATTTGCAATTTGTCTATTGCCTTGCATTTTTTGTTATTTGTTTGTCACTTTATCTCTCTATTCTCGCAAAATGGAGAAGTGATATGTGCTCTAAATTAGCATCTACACAATTTGCCTCTGGAGCTTTGTTTGAATCTATTCGCAAGAGTAAAGCTATTCAATTCTTTTCTCTTTGTATTTTAGGAAAAATGATTCATTCTCTTGTTTTATTGATGAAAACTTCTCATATGCTCCGTCAAACTGCATTGGCACCAGCTGATATGACCGAATTGGAAAAACGTAATGATAACGTTAATCCTTGGGCTACAGCTGTAATGTCTAAATTACATATTAACGATAAATCAGCTACTATGACTCACGATCAAGTAGTTGCCAAAGTTAAGAAAAATTTATTTCATGCCAAATTTGTTGAAAATGGATTTATGCAATCTTGCGATATTCTTGCATTAGGAGGTAACATATTTCTTATGCCTCTTCATGTTTTTGAAAATCGTAAAGATATGAAAATTCTTGTAACAAAAGATGATCCTAGTCTTTTGTCTTCAACTTTTCGTGGTTTCGCTAGTGTTGAAACTATGATTCCCATCACTGGTAAAGATTTGTGCATTGTTTGCATTCCGTCTGCTGGTGTTTTATCAGATATTATTCATTTATTTCCCACTGATTGTACCGTTACTGGTACAGGACGTATGTTATATCGTAACGATGATGGTTCTATGAGAGATGATCTCATTCGAATCACATCTGTTAAGGATTCTAAATCTGGTGGTCCAGGTTATAAGTATAATTGTGCTTATGACACTTTTACTGGTCTTTGTATGTCTGTTATAGTTGGCAGATTTGCTAAGTCTTGTATTGCTGGTCTTCATTTACGTGGTGTATCTGGAACTCCTCAAGGGTTAGCCTTGACTGTTACAGAGAAAGAACTTCGAGTAGCTATCGAATCTGCCCATAATACTTGGACCGCAATTTTTCCATCACATGTTAATGGTACTTTTCCTGTTGAAAGGTATGAAAAACAAGTGATCTCCGATACCAAAATACATCCTAAATCTCCACTTAATTTTCTTCCTGTTGGAAGTAATGTGGAATTTATTGGCTGTAACAATGCTCGTGTTGATTCAGCACATAGTGAGGTTATTACCACACCTATTTCATTAACTGTTGCAGCAGTAACCGGTATTGCCAATCAATTTGGTCCTCCCAAATTTCATCGTTGGAAAATGTGGCAAACATCACTTCAACATTCAGCAAATCCTAGTGCTGGTGTTGAGCCTTCTTTAGTTTCACGTGCAGTAGTAGATTATACTGGACATTTAGTTGAAATTTTCAACAGTGAACAGTTTGATGCTATGTCTACTAAAGAACTTCGTCCTCTTTCTGATATGGAGACTATTTGTGGTAGAGATAATTGTAGATTTATTGATGCTATGAATCGTGGTACTTCCAAAGGATTCCCTTTGACTGGTTCTAAAGGAGAACTTATTACTCTTCTTGATCCAATTGATTATCCTGAGCATCAATGTCCTGCTGAATGTGATCAGATGATTATTGATGAAGTGGAATCTATGCAAAATGAGCTTTTAAATGGAAGGCGTTGTTATTCTATTTTTAAAGCTTGTGTAAAAGACGAACCTACCAAAATTGGTAAAGACAAAGTTCGTGTTTTTCAGGCTGCTGATTTTGCGACCCAAATTATGGTTCGTAAATATTATTTACCAGTAGCTCGTATGCTTTCTCTTTTTCCATTGACTTCCGAATGTGCAGTTGGTATTAATGCACAAGGTCCTGAATGGGATCAATTAGCTAGACATATGAAAAAATTTGGTGATGAACGTATTTTTGCTGGCGATTATAGTAAATATGACCTTCGTATGCCTGCTGATTTGATTACAGCTGCTTTCAAATGTATGCTTATCATTGCCGAAGAATGTGGTGATTATACTATGGAAGATAAGATTATCATGAAGGGTATTGCAACTGAAATTGCTTATTCTTGTGTATCTTACAATGGTGATATGATTATTCACTGTGGATCTAATCCTTCTGGACAAAATCTTACAGTTTATATTAATTGTATTGTCAATTCTCTATTGATGCGCAGTGCATATTATCATATGTATCCTGCCATGAATGGAAACCCAGAACCCTTTCGCCATAATGTAGCTGTTTCAGTTTATGGTGATGATGTTAAAGGTTCTGTTCGCAAGGGGTGTGATTGGTTTAATCACATGTCTTATGCTGATTTCTTGAAAGAACGTGATATGGTGTTTACCATGCCTGATAAGACTTCAGATCCTACTCCTTACATGACTGATGAAGATGCTGATTTTCTTAAGCGTCATAATCTATATTGTGAAGAAACCAAATTGATACATGGTGTATTAGATGAGAATTCTATTTTCAAATCTTTACATAGTGTCTTGAAATCCAAATCAGTTTCTCCTCTTGATCAAAGTGCTATGAACATTGACGGTGCACTCCGTGAATGGTGGCAATATGGTCGTGAGATGTATGAGAAACGTCGTGAGCAAATGAAAGATGTTGCTCTTCAAACTAACATTTCCCATATGTGTACAGAATTAGATGTCACATATGATGATAGAATGGAAATGTTCAATAAACGTTACGACTTATAGAGTTGTATACCAGTCCTGGGATGACTTTTAAAAGCAATCCAAACCCCGGAACTATTCGTGGTATAAGTTTAAAATAGTATTTATGTATTGGTTACCAAATTATATATAGTTTTCTTATTTGTTATATATGTTTAGGCTTTCATATCTCGTGACATTGCTCTTATAGCAATACCGGTATTTACCGGATTCTTCGTCAGTCAAATTAATGAGATGCAGACGCTGCTCTGAGCGGGGCAGCGATCCTAAGAATAATCGTTTACTACTCAACAACAACAAACTAATGACGATGGGGGCGCGTCTTTTAACGTCTCCAAAGCACCTTCGATGCTCAATTCGGAAAATGTCAACTTCGTTGACGGGGATACGCCGTGGTCCTATGATATCGCGGCTTCTGCTGATGAAACCACGAAACTTTCGGGGTTTTCGGATGCCGAACTTGGCGATTTCCTTAGTCGTCCGATTAAAATCCAAGATTTTCAATGGACTCCTAATACTCCGCTTGCGGTCACCAGGTTCAACCCATGGACTAACTTTTTTGGGAATTCTGATGTTCTTGATAAAATTAATCGTTACAGGAATCTTCGGTGTAATCTTCGGATGAAAATTCTTGTAAATGGAAATGCATTTTACTATGGACGTGCGTTACTTACGTATAATCCATATGTTGCTAATGATGAAGTTACAGTCAATCGGGCTTTCTTGCCTATAGATTTGATTCAAGCTTCTCAGAAGCCTCATTTGCTTTTAGATCCTACTACCTCGCAAGGTGGAGAGATGCTTTTGCCTTTTATTTGGCCAGAGAATTATCTTGACATCACGAAAGCGGGATGGCCTGATCTTATGGGTGAAGTAGACATCCATGATTTTGATGTTCTACAACATGCTAATGGCGGAATTGATCCTATTACCGTTGTTATTTTTGCATGGGCAGAAAATGTCACACTTGCTGTTCCTACTACAGCTGTTGCTCAAGCAGCAATTGAGGAAGGTGACTTGGATGAATTTGGTTTTCCTAAACCATATGTGAATCAGTCTGGTAAATCCAACAACACTAAAACAGTTGGTGAATTTGCTAAGGATGGTTTAATTAGTAAGCCTGCTTCTGCAGTGGCGAAAGCTGCAGATATGCTTGCTATGATTCCCGTTCTTGCACCTTATGCAAAAGCTACTTCACTTGTAGCTACTAAGATGGGAGAAGTTGCTCGTATTTTTGGATATTCTCGTCCACAAGTACTTGTTGACACTCATAGTTATGTTCCACGTTATCTTGGTAATTTGGCAAATTCTGATGCGCCAGAAAATCTTATAAAATTATCACTAGATTCTAAAAATGAATTGTCTATTGACACTCGTATTATGGGTCTTGGTGGTGAAGATGAACTTACTATCAATTCTATTTGTCAACGTTGGTCTTTTTGGAGACAATTTGACTGGCCTGAATCAGCAACTACTGATTCATTACTTACTTCTATTGTAGTAGAACCTGCTTATGGAAATAAACTAGTTTCTGGTCCTATAACAGAAATTCATAGTACTGCATTAGCCTTTGGTGCTACACCTTTTGATGCTTGGCAAGGATCTATTAAATTTCGATTTAATGTTGTCTGCTCTGAATATCATAGGGGTAGACTTAGGATTGTTTATAATCCTGCTACCAGTCCAGCAGGTGCAATTCCATACAATCAGGTATATTCCACAATTGTAGATATTTCTGAAGATAGGGACTTTGAATATGAAGTTAAGTGGGCTGATATTCGTGCTTGGGCAAGAAATGACGGTATTACTGGTATCGTCGTTGATCCACTTTTTAATGATACGAATCCAGTCACTGTTGGTGGAGCAAGTGATAATGGATCATTGACTGTATATGTTGTCAATGAACTTGCAACTCCTTCAGCTGATGCTGCTGTAGTTAAAGTTCAAGTCTGGGTTAAAGCTGGCGATGATTTTGCCGTTGCTGTACCCAGTACTAGTAATTTATCTACTCTTTCACCATACAAGCAGCAATCAGAAGCTGCACCAGAAGTTATGGCTTCATCTGCTGATACTTCTAATTCACCTACATGTGTATCTGAAGTAGCATCTTTTGCCCCTGGGGAGCATATTAAAGATAATAATCAGTATTTGGTATATCAGGGTGAAAGAATTGTATCTTTTCGTGAAATGTTACGTCGTTATCATTTGTTTAACGCATTTTTTCCTGGTGATACAGGACTAGGCGATCGACTTGTTTCGACTACTACTGGAGACTTTCCATTTTATCGTGGTTGGGAACCATCTGGTCAGGATAGTGCTGTCAATAGTCTTGGTGGCAATCATGGTTACAATTGTTGTAATATGACATTGCTTAACTATCTTACACCTGCATACGCATTGCGTCGTGGAGGTTTGAGACACAAGTTAATTGTAAATAGTTATGATGGATCAGATCGTACTACTACTATGTCAGTTTCACGTAATGGTCTTGATGGTAAAGTCAATGCCCAAGTTTCCGTAGATATGGCGGCGACCTTAGCTGGTGATAGACGTAAAAATCTACAGACCACTGGACGTGCCAGTCTTGGAGGTACGATAGTTACTCCAATATCACAAAACCCTTGTCTCGAATATGAGACACCATTTTACACTAACGGACAACGCTTTCTTCCGGCGAGATTTATCAATTTCTATAATGCCTTTAATATGTCACATGATATTGATGTTGATTTAGCGTCTGGAGCTAGTCCTAGTAAAATGAGAGTTGATAAATATATTAGTATTGCTGAAGATTTTCAACTTGGCCTCTTTGTAGGGGCCCCAATTATGTATAGTTATGCCGATCCAGTAATGGCATAGATCTCTAGTGAGTTGAGATCACATTTCATAATTTTCATATATAATCTTTCAGATGATTTTAAAAATCTGACGTACAAAATTGTTTCGACAATTAGAATACCATACGGTGGCCGTATGGGGGTGTAAACAACAGTTTATTCCTAGGCTTGACGTCTTAGACGTCTAACTGAGTTACTTGTAATTCGAGGTTTTATGTACAAAACCTAAGTTAGACGTTTCGTCTAGCTTAGGTTTTGAATTTTTACTCGGGTCACAAGTTTCTACAGTGCAAGCTCAAAATGTACACACAGATATTATTATTTCAATTAGGTTAACAAATCCTAGCGTTGATAATATCCTTGTTTGGGC